GAAAGAAGCAGTCGAATGATTTACCGTATTGCATTGATCCCGACGATCCTGTTTGCGCTTTGCGCAGCGGCGTGCGTGCAGCCGGTGGTGACGAATACGCCACCGGCTGCCACGCCTTCAGCTACCCAATCGCCGACTCCAGCGCCAACCGATACTCCAATTCTGATGGCGACGCCCTCTGCAACCGAAACAGTCACGCCGACCTTTACCCCGTCCGCGACGGCCACCGCGACACTTACACCCACGATCACCAATACGCTCGCGCCGACGGGCACTGCCGACCAGGTCAATATGTTTTTTCCGCCATCCATCACCGTAACGTTCGATCCCGATAATCCAATGCAGCACTGCTTTCTGACGTTCTACGATGCGACGCTGATGCCCGGCTTCCTGGGCGTGTGGCGCAGGGACAAGGGTGGTTATTTTGATTGTGTAGCAAAGGAGCAGTAAATGGCATTCGAGGCATTTTGTATCGTCGAGATCATGGGGCATCAGGTCATCGCCGGGAAGGTGTCGGAGGAAACGCACTTCGGCGCGCCGCTGATGCGCGTGGATGTGCCGAAGTCCAGCAAGCGCGAGGGCTTCACCTGTTATTATGGCGGCGGATCGATCTACAAGATCACACCGACGACTGAGCAGATCGTGCAGGCGTTCGTCGAGAAGCAAGACCCGGAGCCGATCAAACCCTACATGCTGGCGCTGCCGACGATGGCCGCACACGTCGAGGAACTCGATGATATCCCTGACGAGCCGGACGGATGGGGCGACGAGAATGATGACAATTATGACGACAGTGATGATTATGCCGACCCACCGGATGACGACGTGATTATGACCGGGTTGGAACAGGCCGCCGAAGCCGAACAAAAAAACAATGACCAGACGGGCGACCTATCATGAATCAATCGTCCACGCTGGCGGCTGCTCGTCGGGCGAAGGCACTCATGAATCAGCCATTCGCAGTCGTCGATCTTGAAACGACGGGCTTCGATGGCTATCGGCAGCGCATTGTGCAGATTGGCGTCGTTGACCGGGACGGCGCGATGTTGCTCGACAGCCTGGTCAATCCGGGTGTTTCGATCCCAAACAGCCACATTCACGGAATCACCGATGCGATGGTGATCGGCGCGCCGAGCTTCGCCGATCTGCATCCGGCGCTGATGAAGACGCTCAACGGCGTTGGGGTGCTGGCCTACAACTGGAAGTTTGACGGCTCGTTCATCCTGGGTAACTGTAAGCAATACCGGCTGGAGCAGCCGCGATGGGTGCATAGCGACTGCATCATGGAGTTGTTCGCGCGGTTCTATGGCGAATGGAACCCGCGCTACAAAAGTTATAAGTGGCAAAAGCTGGCGACGGCTGCCGCGCATTTTGATCTGACGTTTGAAGGTGAGGCCCATTCCGCTCTGACCGATGCGCGGATGGCGCTCATGGTGCTCAGGAAAATGGCGGAATACGCTGAATAAATACACCCCGGCTGCATTGCGGAGGGGGAGCCAACCGCAGCCAGGGTGTAAAGGGAAATGGACGACACCCACAGTATAGAACAAAAGTGCGAAGGGTGTCAACGTGCCACAATCGAACAACGGCAAGATCGCGGTTCGTCCGCATCAGGGAACAATCAAAACCTCTCAGCTTGATAAACTCATGGGCTATGGCTCAACCTTTCAGCATAGTGAAGCCTCACGCTCGACGGAAGACGATGCGCTGGCCGGGTTGGGGCCGATCCAGGTGCTGGATGAATTGCAGCGCGAGATTGCGCTGCTGGAACGGATTGGACGTGACCCGCGCAATTATGGACTGGATTACCCGGTCAGAGATCGTCCCCATCGCCCGATCTTCGGTGATGCATTATGGGCCTGGATTGGACGGCAGCCAGGAATCACCCTGCGCGCGCGTGAGGTTCGAAAGCATCTGGAAGTTATTTCGCAGATTGAGGAACGGCGCGCTGAGGCGGGGCTTGATCGTGATACAATCGGCACAGAGTGAAAGGGATGAGAAATGGACAATTTTTCGGAATGGGTCAATTCGCCAGAAAATATCCAGACGGAGCAGTCAGCGCTGATATTGGGTATGAAAGTTGTTTTAGAAGCCGTCGCGAAAATACGTGGCGCAGTGCCGATCAGCATAACTGTTCAGATGCTTTTGAAACCCATCACCTTTGAGCAGATGCCCATCGGCGATTACACCAAGATCAAATACTCTATGCCCCAATCTGAAATTTCATTCAGAACCGAAATTGTCATGCGAGGCCAGCGCAGTTATAAACGTATCGCAATTGTGCCACTGAACATGATTAGTTACCCTGAAGAACTTGAAGAATTATTGCGGGTATTTCTTGTGGAAGAGTATGCTCCTGAAGAAGGTCTTGTATCGAGAAAAGTTTGATTTCAGTTAAGACGCTTGACAAATTGACCACTCTGCGTAAACTATAAGCTAGAACATATGATCGAATGACGCGGGGTAGGGAAAAGGCATCCCGTTAGGTTCATACCCTGAAGATTGACGGTTCGAGTCCGTCCCCCGCTATCAACACAATTTAAATGATGGCCGTTCATCGCTGCAAAACGTCCACCGGAATGATCCCCGATGGGCGTTTTGATTCACCCGATTATCCTCAAAACCCCTTATGCCCAAAAAGAAACTCAAGCCCCAACATCAACTGTTCGTCGATAAATTCTTCGAACTGAACTTCAATCAGACAAAGGCGGCGATTGCTGCCGGATTTTCTGAGCGGTCTGCCTACAACCAGGCATCGCGCCTGATGAAGAATGATGACATCCGTGAGGAAATTGAGCGGCGGATGAATGCGCACGCCATGTCGGCCAATGAAGTACTGTATCACCTCACCGAGATTGGGCGCGGCGATATGGATGAATTACTGGACGCGAATGGCAAGCCGAGCTTGAAGATCGCACGTCAAAACAAGAAAACCAATCTCATCAAAAAGATGAAAGTGGAAACCATTCCCATCGGCGAAGACCGCGTTAAGACGGTGGTTACACGGATTGAAGTCTATGACCGCATGAAGGCGTTAGAGCTGATGGCGAAGTATCACGACCTCATCAATCACATCAAGATCGATGATTGGCGCACCCAGGCGATTGATGACATCCGCGCTGGCATTATCCCCTTCAAGGCGTTAGCCGAGGAATTCGACATTGACCTGGCAACAGAACTTTTCAAAGCAGCAGGAGTGCCGGTCACGCAAGACAAGGTATAATTAAGCCGCTGACTAGGGTAGCTCCCGAACGGCTGGAACTCTCACCAGCCTGTCAGCATCATCATGAGAGTAGCATTGGAGAGAATGCTATGACCTGTGGGATTTACCTCATTTTATGTCATGGAAGACCTTACGTTGGGCAATCCCTTACTATTGAGGTACGGTGGAAAGCTCACATAAGTCTGCTCAGGCGCGGAAAACATCACAACTATTTTCTTCAGCGAATTTATTCCAAGCACGGCTTATCAAAACTTGAATTCAGCATACTCGAAGAATGCTCACCAGATGTCCTTACGCCCCGCGAACAATACTGGTGTGATGCACTTTCAAGCTATCGTCATGGATGCAACCTGGCTCCGGCAGGTGATAGTCCGACTACTGGCCGAGGACATACATCCGATACTAAAGCGAAGTTGTCAAGGCTTAGGCGTGGTAAAGCGGATATAAAACGGCAATTTACCTCTGAACAAGTGGTAGACATCTGGCTCTATTACATGGATGGTGAATCAGCCCTCAGTATTGCCGCGCGCTATGAGGTGGACAGCAAAACCATTTGGAATGTTGTGAGCCGACGCTACTACCAGGAAATTGAATTGCCACCCTTATGCCGCCAAAAAGAACATCGTAGAAAAGGCGGCGGGCGTAAGAAGAAGGATGCCAACCTCAAACAGTCTACCGAACTATTTAAAGCAGCAGGCGTCCCAGTACAAATTACAGAAGATACGGAATGACAATTCCCATCTGAACCCTGACCCGGTTGAATGGATTGAGAGTTATTTTACGATCCCCGAAACGGGTAAGCCAATCAAGCTGGAACCATATCAGCAGGCGGTCATTTATGAAGCGCTGCGCAAAGACGAGCACGGCTTATTCGTCTACAGCATGATTACCTGGGCCGACATTAAGAAATCGGCTAAATCGACTATCGCCGGAGCGGTGGGGTTATATCTGGCATGGCACACGGCCTGGGAGACGGCGCGCATTGTCGCCAACGACCTGAAGCAAGCCGACAGCCGCACTTTCTTCTAC